CCAGAAGTACCAGATGTGCCAGATGTGCCGCTAGAACCAGAAACCGCAGCAATAGTAGTAATTATATAAGAATAATGTTGATTTCCTTCTGTGTAGAATTTTATTGTTCTGCTTGCGTTATCTAAGTTATTAGCGTAGAATTTTATTAATATTCTATCAGTTGTGTTTAATATTTCTGCGGCAAATGTTGCGTCTATTTTTATTTCTACAGGAGTAGTATTATTTGCTTGCCAGCCTATTTCTACGGCATCACTAGTATCCAATAAAGTTTCTGTGCCTCCAGAAGTTCTCTTGTAAATTTCATAATAGACTTCTATCTCATCAGTTTGAGCATTCTTAGTAAAGTGCGGGAACGCTGCCCAAATTCCTGCAGGAATGACCAGAGCATTTGGATCTCCAGCGTCAGTAATATAAGAAGATATCGGCGCAGCAGTTTGAAGTGCAGTAAGATTTACTGTAACTACTTGTTCTGCTGCCGCAGTAATATTTTTTGATAATTGTTTATAAGTACTAACCCCAGACGATACAGACTCATTAAAGAAATAATTAACGCCTCCCGACAATCCGCTCGATCCGCTAGTTCCAGATGTGCCGCTCGACTTTACCCAAGCGCCATTTATTTTCAGATACTCAAACAGCGTATCTGATGCTTTATAAATTGCGCCGTCTAAGACTTGAGATAGCAGAATGTTTTTTTCTGCATCTAGTCCATAGAACCTGTCTCCTGCATATCTTGTGATAGCCATATTTTATTCCAGTACCTTTCTAAAACTTCCGGCAGAGCCAGTTGTTCCAGTATTCCCAGTAATTACACTTCTTTGTTTTCTATAAGAATATATAGTATCAGGATCTTCAGAAATATACTTGTACAAAAATGAATTGTAATTTCTATTTGCTTGAACAGATGTCAATTTTGTATTGTATATAGCCACCTTATAAATATACCCTTCGAAATAATTAGGGACAAAAGAAGTAATTGGATAACTTCCAAAACAAACCTTTGCTGCCGCGTTATCTACAAGCAGAGAAACATTTTCGCTGTATTTGTAATTATATTTGGCATTTGGTTTAGGGAATCCTGCTTGAGTTGTTAAGGAAGTGTCTAAAAAGTTTAGCACAGCTTTATTATTTACAGTAGTTAATAAAGAATAATTACCAAAAACTGGAGAAGCTGATCTATAAATATAATAACCAAAAGCATTATCTACTATTGACCAGCTCAAATTAACACCTTTGCTCGCTAGATCATTCACAGCAGCAATTGGATTGGAAGCTTTGGATTCTCCATTTGCGTCGAATGAAGATATGCAATAAAAGCTTGTATTGTTGGCCCCGACTCCTAGATTGCCAATGTTTCCTACGTTTCCTGAGTACAATCTTTGTGTCGTAAAATTTAAATTGCTTGGTGGCTGTAATGTAGTTAAGATAGTTACTGCCGCTTCTTTTCCATTGACATAAATATTTACTTTTAAGCCCACCGCTAAGTAAGTATTTACCGTAACAGTTACATTATATAGACTGCCAACATTGATCAATTGGTCAGTAAAGCCAGAAAGCACTTCGCTGCTTGGAGAAGTAAATCTAAAATATACTCTACTGTCTTGAATGAATATCAATTGAGGATACCCTTCATTTTCTACAAAGTAATCGCCCTCAACAGAGCTAGATCTTGAAAATAAATAAGCTTTTTCAAATGATGCAGCAGTTTGCTTAAACCAAAAATCATAAGTTTGTGTCGCGGCGCTGCCTATAGAGAAAGTTTTTGTTTTATTGTATTTTAAATTTATGTCTACTAGCCCGCCTTCATTAGTATTCGTTCTGTTGCCAAATAAAATATAAGCATTGCTATCAAACATAGCATTTGCTAAATTAGAATTATTATCTCCTCCTGTTACGTCAATAAATCTTCCGAAAGGAGAGCGAGAAGACGAAGTGAATTGTGTTGGATGCACTACTCCAGCGAACATTTTTTTGTTCTTCTCGAACTGCATGTTCTTATATAAAATATATCCACCATTTAAATTAGCTGGAGTAAGTTGCCCTCTTGTGGGATCAAAGCAAACTGAATAAGACTCTGAAGTAGTAGTTGCACCAGAAGAACCAGAGCTTCCTGAAGACCCAACATTGCCAGAGTTTCCAGTATTGCCAGCATTATATCCTCCAAGAATATTTACTTTGCCGCCAAAGTAGCTAGAAGATGCTCTTCTTGAGTTATAATAAAGAACAGAAGGAGAATCGTAAGGAACAGTAAAAATTGCATACCCATCAAAGCCTTCGTTTCCATAATAAGAAAATCCATTAGAGTAAGCATTAGATCCGCCACCAGAATTTGCAGTTGTAGACAAATAAAATTCATCATTTATATTTGACAAATTAGATTGCAGAAATACATATGTTGCTCCTTTATATAAATTGACTGCTCTGCCTTGAACATTTCCAATTAAGAACCCATCAGAAGATCCTGTCGCATAATAAGGATGCTGTGAGGTTTTTGGTGCTACAGAAACTTCATAAAAAATTGCATTGCCGCCGAAATTATTAGTGACAGAAGGAACATATACTTTATCACTGATAGTTTGCCAAGTTCCCTTCTTATCAAAATCATAATATCCAGTTACTGTTGCAAAACTGCCTGTTAGATTTGGAGTCAAGCTAACTACTGGCGCAATTCCAGTTCTAGGATGGCCAGTTGCAACATAGACTTCTGTAGAATAGGAGTAAGTCTCTCCTCTTGTTATTTTTATTTGGAATCCATGCCTATTGCTGATGGAATCTGTTTGCCCAGAGACATAATTGTATTTATATATGGAGTCTGTAGTTTTATAGTCTCCAGTAGCATTATCAAAAAAAGTTCCTTGCCCGAAATTATTATTATAGTAATCTAGTTTATAGAAATGTCTTCCTGTATCTGCTGGTTTAATTATGAATCCAGCGTTGCCAGTGGGTTGAGTAAATAAATTGACTGTTGGCTCCCCTTCGTAAGAGTTGCCAAAAAAATCATAGAGCAAAACACAAGAACTTGCGGCAGAATCTAATGATCCATAGACTTTTTGCATATTAATAATTTCCTGTATAGATCATAGAACTGATAATAAGCTCTACATTATTTGGGTGCATGATTTTAGTTACAAATAAATCTCCAGTTAAGGTTCCGTATCCGCTTGCAGCAAAAGAATAGTCTTCTGTGAATTGAGTAAATAATATTTCGTGCTGACCTCCGGGATTGCTATAGTTACCAGAGAATGGCAAGAGATCTATTTGCTTAAAACCAATTCTATTTGTAAAAACTTTAGTTCCAGAAACTGTTTGATTGTTAGAAGCTAAGTCTAAGAAGTTACTTCCAGAAGCAGCAAGCGATGTCTCTAAAGAAGTTACTCTAGAATTTAAGTTTCCGCTAACAGTAGATATTTGAGAGAATAAAACTCCACTTGTTCCAGTGATAGTGGCATTTAGCCCAGCAACTTCTCCACTAATTACTCCACTTACTTCATAATCTAAACCTGTAACTAATGTAATAGCTGATTGACTTAATCCAGATACTGTAGATAAATTAGCATTAGTGACATTTAAATCTCCACTTAAAGAAGTTATTTCGCCTTGAAGAAAAGCGCCGGTGGCAACAACAAGATTTGCCGAAGTTCCACTTAGTGAAGTTATTTTGGAGTCTAATATTACTCCAGTATTGCCAAGGTCTCCGCTTAGAGAAATAAAGTCAGGATCAGAAGCTACAGAAGACAAATATCCAGATGGGTTGCCAACTGGATAATAACTTTGATCTGTAACACTTACTACATAACCAGATAGCTCAGGCTGGTCTATCTGCTTAATCCTGATTAGATTAGCCATTTAATAAAATTACACAGAATTATCGGCCTTCAGATAAGATCTTCTGTACATCTTTGGATATTTTCTTTTGCTTTGCCTTGGTCTCTGATGGAGCTTGATAAGCAGCAACGTGTCTTTGAAATTCTCTCTCTAGTCTAGAAATTAAGATCTCATGATTATCAGTTGGGAGCATGCCAACCTTCATAGCGTGAGCATGGATGTCGCTCTTATTTAATGATCGAATATAAGATTTATAATCCTCAAAATCATTAGTGCCATATTTAGAAATTCCAGTGTCTCCCCAGATTTGATCTAAAGTAGTTGGTCTTCCAGTTTCTTCTTTGGCGTCTATTTGGTTTAAGTCTTTAAGCTTTGATTTTTTAGCCATATAAAAATTATATTCTGATAAACAAAATAAATCAAATAAAAAACCCGCCGGGTTTCCCCAGCGGGTTTTGTTTAAACCGAACTTATTATACGATGATGCCGGAAAGAGCGCGAGCATCGATACAGATGCGTCCCTCTTCCATTGATCCGTAGAATCCAGCCTTATCGCTTCTTTGTAAGAATTGATCGTCTGGTTGTACGTTGAATTGGCTACCAGTCTCAGAGGTAGTGGCAACAGCGCGGATTAGAGCGCCCTTGGTGTTATCAACGCCAACGAGGATTTGATAAGCAGAAGGATCGAAAGCTACACCGAGAGTAGAGGTCTCAGAGATGTAAGAATCGAAGAGGATGTTGTACTTCTTGGCAAGACCAAGCTCAATCAACTCAACGATGTTTACGCCATAGATCTCTTGCATACCGGCGTTACGATAGATCTCCTCTCTCATTCCGTCAGGAAGAGCGATGGCAGACTCAGTGCTGGTTGAAGAGCTACCGGCTGTTCTAACTCCACCAACAGTGTTTAGTGGGTTATAAGCAAAAGCGCGGATCTTCTCCTTGATCTCTGGAGAAACATATAGATCGGTCAAACCGGTGCTATATGGATCAGCAGGAGTACCACCAGCCCAAGACTCATTGATTCTCTTGACGCGAGTCATGAGCTTGTTGAGATCGTCGAGCTTGAATTGTCCAGCAGTTCCAGCAGCAATGTAGTGCTTGAGGGCAGACCCACCTTGAGGAGTAGTAGAGGCTTCACCAAGAGCCTTGAGCATTACGGCCCAAGCATTACGCTCTTGCTTAACCAAGACTTCTTGAGACATACGCTCAACCAACTTAGCGATAATGTCCAAGCGAGCTTGGCGAGCATATCTCTTGTTGATTGAAACAGCGCTGTCTAGACGATAGGTGGCGATCTTTAGCTCTTGGATAGCAGAAACGTCTTGTGAGGTTGGTAGACCACCAGCAAGAGTTTGCGACCAAACGCTAACGTATCCGTTGTTCAACTCTTGATAATAGAGATCAAGAGGATAGCTTGGAGAGTCATTCTCATCGAATGGAGCATCGGTATAGATTTGAGAAGCTGTACCAGCTTGCAAAATAACTCTTTGAATAACAGGTCCGAGGAAAGCGGCGAAAGCTTCTGAAGCTTCGGCAGCAACCAATCTGTTTTTAGAACCAAGAGCCTTGATTAGCTCTACTTGTTCAGGTGTATTTTTTAGTTTAATTCTCATGTTAATTCCTTTGTATTAGAGAGCCAATTTAACGAGGGTTTCGCCATTTGTATCAGCAGCTCCAAGGAACTTACCAATAGCAACGTTTAAAATGCCGCCGCTTCCGGTAGAGGCAGTGATTTGTCCGGTTCCACCAGCGTAAGCAGTGCCACCAGCGCTTGGGGTTCCGAGAACTCCTTGCATTAGGAAGATACCGCGAGTAACTACTGGAACAGCTTGTCCGGGAATTACGGCTTGCATCTCAGCAGCCTTGCGTGGATTGTACTTGAGTAGCTCACCATTCTCGTCGGTGTCTCTGACATCATAGAGCATCATACCGATTGGGGTTTCGCCAGTTGTGCTGGCGACTACCTTAGCAGTTACTCCATAACGTTGAGAAACAACGTTGGTGGGTTGTAGCGTACCGGCTCCTCCGATGAACTCTAGTCCACCGCCAAGCTCAACGCCTGAGTCGTAGTTCTTCCATCCGGTAGCGATCTTAACCAAACTTCCTTTGGTAATGCTGATCGAACCAGCGGACAAACCGGTTGTGTCGTAAGAAAAGAGATTGAGAACATCATGCTCATCATAATCTCTGAAAGGTCTTAGTTTATAAGCCATATTTTATCCTTGTATTATGTGTTTTTTTTGTTTATCCAATTACGAACCCGTCGTAATTAAAAGCTTGTTTATACTTCTCGAAAAGAGTAGCGTCTGAAGCGGTGGAAGTAGCAGCTATTGTGGCTGTCTTCTTCTCTCCCTTTTCAGAGACCTCATCGAGAACCTCAGAAGCGGTAGCGGAAGACTTGGCCTCTTCTTTCTTCTCTTCCTTTTGCATACCCTTCTTTTTATTCTTCATGAATATTGCCATCTTATTCTTATAAGCGGCGAATGAATCATCATCTAGCCCAGCAATATCAGAAGCAATAACTTGTCTGGATTCGTCATCCAAATCATACTCAGCATCAAAAGCGCTCATTCTCTCATTGAACAACTCATTGGCCAAAATCTTTTGCTTCTCAACTTCAGAAGCCTCTAGAGAAGCTTTGAGGGCGGCGATTTCTTTTTCAAGAACCTCTTGCCCGGCCAAAAGTGTGCCATATTGCTCTTTGGCGGCTTGGAGGGCTTGTTCAACAGAAACTTTTTCAGCGGCGAATTTCTCGGAAGCTGACTTAAGCTCTTGCTCAATAAGATCAGAAATTTGAGAAGCTGTTGCTTGCTTCAAATTCTCATCTGTGATATCTTTGATGCTTTGAATTTTCATAACGTTATTGTTAATAATTGTATTTACATCTAATTTCTCAATTTTGGAAATATTTTCTTCAGCTAGTGCTTCTTTTGCTTCTGATTTTAGCGTAGCTACTCCTTTTACATCAGCCGCTGGTGTTTCAGTTAAGCCAATACCCAAAGGAACAACGTTGCCTATTACTTTTCTATAAATAGATTTGGTTTTGTCTAATTTTCCTGATCCACCAAATGCTCTGAGATTGCTTTTTATAGAATCTATTTCGCTTGCGTCAGAAATAAGAGCGCCATCTTCTATGTTTTTAGACTCTCCATCAATCATTACAACATTATACTCATTAAAGCCAAGCTCCCAGCTTGCGCTCACTGATTGATATTTGTCACTAGTAGCATCGCTAGATTCCTCAATCTTATCAGCAAGATGAGGATTAGCTATTTTCCAAATTACGCCGCCGAGGGTGATATTAAATGGCCCTTTTAAGTCTTTGACTTGTTCTTCTGTAAGTGAAGCGTCTGACCCAAACTCACTGAACCCGGCAGTTAAAATTACGCCAACAATTTTTTCTCTATTGTGTTCAATATTAATTGGCTTATTGATAAAGTCTTTATAAGAAGCAATAGCAGTATCTGTATCTATTACGTCTCCATTCTTATTGACTCTATTTACAACAGCAGCATTAAATGCAACAGGAAGCAAATCAACGTTCTTCTCTGTATTTACATTAGGAATAAAATTCCCTACTTCCATCAAGGAAGCTAGTGCTAAATACTTGTCTTTCTCTTCTGAAACTAGTGGTTTGAGAATAGAACTAAATGTTGTAGTATATTGAAAGCTCATAATTAAATTTCGTACCATTTTTCCGCATTTGAATCTTCGTCCAAATAAAGATCATCTGGACTATCAAAATCAAAATCTCCAATTTCTAAAATATCTAAAGAAGCTTGAGTAAAGTCCTCCTCTTCTGGCTCCCAAGAATCAGAAACATCAATAACATTTAAAGAAGACTTTGCTACATCTTGATCAGCTTTTCTGTAAGCATCCTTAACTTTGCCGCCAGACATCATTCTCAAAAACATGTTTACTCTTGCCATTGCCCATTGGCCTCTTGTCTTGCCGGGTCTATGAGAAGAGCTAAAAGCTCCAGCGCCTCTTCTATAAACTTTCTTTAGCTGAGATAAGCTGACTTTTCTTGAACTCTTAGCGTTGTGCTCTTTGACTTTATTTTTTAAAGCCTCAATTACCTTTTTAGAAAAAGAAATTGCATTATTTGACTTTTCTCCAGCAGAGCCGGGCTCATTCTTAGAAGATCCGCTTCTTTTCTCCGAAGGCTTTGCTGGTGTTTGTGCTGAACTTTTAGGCCCCGGTCTCTTGGCTTCAATTTCTATATTTAGCTGCCCCGCCTTGCTCCTAGCATCCTCTCCTTCGGCTGAAGCGCATTGCTTGCCGATAAAACCGACATCCTTATTTAATAAATCAATGGAAAACTCTTTCTTATCAAGAGCTTTGCTATAATTTCCATTTTCTATTTCAAAATTCATTTTAGAATATTATAAAATATTACACTTTTTCCAAAGAAATTTGACTATGATTTAGTATAGCTGCTGAAAAAAGATCAACAGAATGCTCTTCTGCAATCTCTAATAGTTTATTTATTTTCTCTTGATTGTCTTGTTTTCCTTCGCAATAAGCCTTGATGCTATGGTCCCAATTTATCTTATCTTCATTAATTATTATACTTTGAGCCATTTGTTCTGCTACGGCTTTTTGTTCTGTGGTTAAAGACTTTTTCTTGTGCTTCTTTTTAAGAAATTCTTCTACTTTAGAAGCTAGAATTTCATATTCTTTAAAAATAGTAGATACGCCTTTCATCGAATAAGAAGCTAAGGCTGGAGCTTTTTTATTCCCACCACTTGGAGATGTATTTTTTGTTGATTGAGGAGCTTTTGCGCCTTGAGGTCTTCCAGTGCTTAGTCCTCCAGCCGCTCCTGCGCCACTAGCAACAGGAGCATATAGACCTTCATCTTTGAGTTCCTTGAATTTTCTTTGAGACTCAACAGACTCATCAAATATTGGCAGTCTTCCAGTTTCAATGGCTTGGATTCCCTCTTCTGGAGTTAAAACACCAAGCTGAACTAGCTGAGCAGAAACTCTTTGCCAAACAGAAGAATCTTTAATGTCTATTTCTTCAAAGTGAGGAGTTGGGAAATTCTTGAATCCCATATTTTTGCAGAGTCTCTTAATCTCTGGTGCCAAAAAGTCATTTAAGAAAGCTTGGCGACCTTGCTCTAGTCTTTGGAAGAAGATATTTACTTTGATGCTAGTAGCTGAGAACTTCTCATCTCCAACTAGAATGTTATTCAATCCTTGCTGGATGTCCGTATTGACTACTTCGTACTTTTTAGGATCAAGAATATTAGCAATATCAGGAATAATAAACTGAGCCTTAGTAGTGAAATCAGAAACAAGAACTTTTCCTACTGATTGATTTTGGAAAAGAGCTTGCATGGCTTCAATGTTCTTTTGATTGATATTTAAAGCGCCGCTCTTCAATTCAGAGCCCATGGTAATCAATAGAACAGCTTGTTGAGTTGTTCTAGTTAAGGCCATGTCCATCTTTTTCATTTCTTGCTTCCAGTTGATGTCTTCCAATACTGGAAAGCCCATAGGAACAGAGAATGGCTCATAATCTTGCTTCTTATAAAATACAGCAGAGACTTGTTTAGTGTCCAAAGGAATAGTTATATAAGCTCCAGCGCCAGAATAAGTCTTCTTCTGAATCTTAAGACGATTATCTTCTGTCAAACTTCTAAGAACTTCTCTATCTTCATCAGTAGTTGGGTTCCTTAGCCTTTGGAGTTCGTAATCTGTCAATATCTTATAGTAGTTTCCATTAACGAAAGAAATATTGCCACCATATTGAATGTCTGCTGGATTCAATATCATGTATTTAGATGGAAGCTCTAAAGTATTTGAAGCCGCTGAACATTCTGAGCCAAAAACCTGAGTAATCTTGGCCAAATCATCTTGCTTGACCTTGTAATCAAATCTATAAATAAAAACATTTCCAGATCTGTAGTATTCTCTGAAAAACTTATCTACGAAGTTGTCGACATTGATCTTCTTAAATAAAGCCTCTAGAAAATCTCTAGACTTTTTGTTGCCTCCAGTAAAATAAATTTTACTACAAGAGAACTCTGTCATCAAATCAATTACATTTCTGAAAGAAGAGAAATTATAATAAGCCTTTTGGCAAAGTATTACGGCGTCTCTAACGTTGAGGGCGCTCTTGTTGGAAACATTGTGAGAATACTTAAAAGGCACTAGACCATAATCTATATTATGGAACCTATCTGTTCTTTCAATGTCACCAGCCAAATTTCTACGCGCAGGGATCGGAGTATTCTCCGTAGCCGCAGCAGCATAGGCCGTCATCATTGGCGTAATTTCTTGTGTCTTAGGCTTTCTCATTTTTATAAAATCATTAAGTAATTTCCACTACGGAATAGAGTCCCAGAAGGGAGAGTCCCCGTTTGGTTTTGGTTTGGAAGATTTGGCATTAGCACATATCCAGATATGCCGCTCAAAACTACCGACTTTCTATTGGAATGACCCAATACTAAAGTATAATCATCAAAAAGTTCTAGCATTGGCAAACCAGCAGAGTCAGCTACTGCCCATAAAGAACTATTTGCTCCTGTCTCGTAATAACTTACGAAGGTTCCTGCGTTTCCTACCACGGAAGCATAGCCAGAACTTGCAATTATAGATATAGAACTTGGAGTATTAATGCCGCTAAGGTTTATTCTTTGGGCTGATACTGGTGAATTGAAAATTTTAGTTCCAGTGAAATTGAAATTTGCTCCGCTAACAATGCTATTTATAGTAGCAGCATTTGAAGAAGCAGTAATTTGAGAATTTAAAACTCCAGATACAGTGTCTGTATATGTTTTTGCGTATCCGCTAGAAGTATCAATTTTAGTATTTAAGACTCCACTAGCTCCAGTGACGCTGGCATTCAGATTGCCGCTGACAGAAATAATATAACCGCTAAGAGCAGTGTCCGTTGCTGTTAATGAAGCTCCAGAAGATTGCAATCTAGTAGAAAGAGCGCCGCTAACATTATCAGTATATAAATTAGAATTTATTCCTGTGCTCTGAATAGAGTTCGCCAAAATTCCTGAAACGTTATCTATCTTTGTGTTTAGAGTTCCTGTTGCAGCATCGAGAGCGTCTGAATCTAAAAATCCAGAAGGATTGTCCACTAGTGGATAGTAATTTACGTCTCCAACTTCTATAAAGAAGCCAGAAAACTCAGCTTGATCCACCTGTTTCCTCCTGACTAAATTGGCCATACTATTTAGGAATTACACTAAAACATTACAGGAGTAAAAGTAAATATGTTATTTTCTACTTGCTGCTTCATAATGTCATTATAACATTTAACTCCCCAGTTCGCCAACATAAATGCAGAATAATTATCTTTTCTGGCTCTCGTTGCTGAAGATCCTCTCTTCAAATGCTGCGGCAAATCAAAGTTTTGCATGCCTCTAGAAGTCGTAGTATATTCTACTAGAGAGCATTGCTTTTTTGTTTGATAAATAAAGTCGTCTTGGTTTTCTATGAAGTCTAGATTGGTCCAGTCTTGTCTATCAGCAGTAAATATAAGATCTCTTGGAATTGAAGTGTCTATTACTTGACTAAAGAACTTTTCGTTAGAGCAAGTTCTAGAAGCAAACAAGACTTTCTTATAATCTATGCAAGCTTGCAAAAATTCATTGCCCTTTCTGATGAATCCAGAAGAGAATACTTGATTAAATGCTATCCTATGTTCTGATAGGTTGTATTGAGATTTGGCGCTTCTTAATTGAGCGTCGTACTCTGCGCCTTCAGCGTCCGCTGCGAACTCAAGAGTCTTAATATTTATTTTATTTGCTTTGAAGACATCAGATTGATTGCATGTATCTAAAAATATGTCTGCGCCAGCATTATCGCTCACTATCATCACGACATTAAAGTATGTCATTAGATATCCAAAATATTTAACGTGATTATTTAGATTGCCAAGGCCAGAATAAGTATGAACAAGTATTCCTATGCCAGTATCTTCGTCTAATTCCATGACAGCCATGGCAAAATAGTCAGCATTTGGGCTGTCGCTCATGTTTGGGTCAATGCCAATAATGTATTTCTTGCCAGTAGATCCTTTTATTAATGTGTGAGGATATTCGTCTTTTAAAGTACACTCTTCCATTTTCTTTGCGCTGAAATAACTGTCAGATCCATCAGTAAATTGAGCACAATACTCTCTTAAAAATGCAGAATGAGAAGTTCCGCCACTTTGAGCTTCTTCAATAATTGTTTTATCAATCATCTCTGCTGGCAAAGCTTCAAATCCAAGCTGAGAAACGAAATAAGACGACTCTCCTTTTTCTGGGGAAGTGATTTGATTAACCCACTCTTGATACGTCTTGTAGAGATTCTCAAAAGTATAACTAGCAGAGGACAAAGCTATCATTTTTGAATTATTAACAAAGACCATTCTATCTTCTTCTTTCATCTTGCCTTCTTTAATTAGCAAGTCTTCCATTTCGCGGATATCAATACGCCTTTTCATGTCTTGAGGCGCAACAAGGAATGGCATCAATACATTTTTGATGATTTCTTCTGGCAGTAGCAAGAACTCGTCAAGCACAAGAATGTTAGCGCGGAAACCACGAATCTTTTCGCCGCTTAGAGGAATGGCTCTGATAGATCCGCCATTAATATCCCACTCGTACAAGTCATTTCTTTTACTTTTGGCTCCGAATGCTTGCAGCAATAGCTCTGCACCTTTGCTTTCGGTCATCTTTTCTATGTTATTAAATATCGCTCTGGCTGTACGAAACGTAGGGCCAGCGATAAGTATCTTTGTGTTTGGCTCAAAGATGCATTGCAGCACACAGTAAACACTAGCTATGAATGACTTGGCGCAACCACGGCCCCAAACACACATATTAAAGTTTCTATTAAACATTCCCTTAAGAGTAATCTCTTGATAAGGTGCAAGCTTAATCCCTGTTAATAAATAAGTAGTAAAATATAGATTTTGACGTAAAAATTTTGTCAACGAAATCTTAGCTTCTTTATCTTCTAGCTCTCCTTGAAGCTGTTTATAAATCTCGTTATAGTTTTCTGTTTTCTTCTTATACTTTGTTGTTTCGTGCCACATATTATAGTAGTTTTAAGTCGTACATTAATTGCAAGTCGTATTTTTTATATTCTCCATTGCTAAAAAATACTTTCTTCATTATCCTAACGCATTCTTCTCTACCATCTACAAATAAAAATTGTACATTGGAGTATTTTTGTATTAGTTCTCTGACGTTAAAGAAAACAAACTCTGGAGTGACTTTGATTTTCTTAGAGACGTAATTGAGATACTGAAAGCTCAAGCACTCCTGCAAAGGGCGCTCTACTAGCACTATCAGATTTGCTTCTGCTGCCACAGAACGCTCTATTTCACGACAAAATCTCTCGTAGCCGCCGCTCATGGTGCCAATAAAATCAGAGATTGACTTTCTTTCAATGTAGCATTTGTTTTCGGGATCGTTGATAGCGTAGTCTCCGAATTTTAAGCCTTTAACTTCTGTTGGATAGTCAATAACAAGAGGCATCTGCTCTCTGGTATCAATAAAAATACTAAAACCGTCTTTAATTTTGTATTTTAATTCTTCTTTCGGATATGCGTATTTGATTTTATAGCCCAAAGAATTGCAAATGTCATAGTAATCCAAAAAAAGCTTATGATAATAAGGAACGGGCGGGCTAGTAATAGATCTAAGCTCGACTTCAGTAGGTGCATAAATTAAGTTGTGTTTTTCTTTTCTCTGGATTAAGAATTTTTTTAAATAAGACTTCTGAGCGTCAACATCTTGCTGGCTCAGCCATTTTTTCATGGAGACTTTATTATTAAAGTCATTAGAGAAATAATAATCTTTGTTTTTGAAGTTTATTAACTCTCCAGTAAGCAAATCATATCTCGGTTCGTGAGTTTGGTAGTACTCCACCATTCTCAGCTTGTGAGATTTGAGATGCCCATGAAAATTCTTGTCTGTTTCGAATTCTAAATTACAAATTTTACATTTAACCATCTAAAACTTCCTCCTCTGTCAAGCCAAAGATTCTGGCTTTAACATCATCCATAGATGATAAGCGTCCAATCTCTGCTTTTAAAACTTCTCTTCTCATATCTGCCATTTTTATCATTTCTTTTCTAGTCTCTTCGTCTTTCCACATCTGGACTAGATTAAGAATGGAGGCGTTATCTTTAACTTGATTGGAAAGTCTTTCGCTTCTCTTAACTTTTAGATCATTAAGGAGTTTTTGCTGACGAGTGACGCACTGATTATACTCTGTTCGAGCAGAAGTGACTGCTTCTACTAGAGTCATT